CGTACTTGTCCTGTTGCCGCTGTAGGACGTTCTAGTGTTGTACCAACTGGAAGTTGTACTGCATCTGTTGTGTCAACAATTAGTATGCTACCATCGAATGTTAAGTTTGCACTATCTTCAATTGCACCTGCTGTACCTGCTAGCACAACTCTGCCTGCTGTTAGATCACTTACAATAGCACTTGCTAATGTTGATTCACCAGTTACGCCTAGTGTGGTTGAAATTGTTTGTGCGCCTGTTACTGCTAATGTGCTTCCATCGAATGTTAAGTTTGCACTGTCTTCAATTGCGCCTGCTGTACCTGCTAGTACAACTCTACCGCTTGTAAGATCTGAAACAGTTGCGCTTGCTAATGTTGATTCGCCACCTACGTTTAGATTTTCTGCAATGCCTGTTCCGCCATCAACAATCAATGCACCTGTTGTTGTGCTTGTTGAAGTTGTTGTGCTGTCAAGATTTACATCTCCAGTAATGCCTACATTATCATCAATAGTAACTGTTCCGCCTGCACTGTTAATAGTTAGGTTGCCAGTTACAGTATCAATTGTGTTATCATCAGTAACTGCAATTTGAACATTGCCAAATGTTGATGCATCAACTATCATATTACGAGCATAAACAGCACGCAATTGATTTGTGCTATCGCCTAAGTCATATGCATTATCTGTGTCAACTAACAAACTGCTAGATGCTTTTGCTGTAAATGTAATTGTATCTGTGTCTGCGTCACCTAATACAGTGTTGCCGCCAACATTTAAATTTTCTGCAATGCCTACTCCACCATCAACAATTACTGCGCCTGTTGTTGCACTTGTTGAAGTTGTAGTGTTATTAAAGTTAGTTGCGCCTGTTACGTCTAGCGTTCCGCCAACTGTTGTGTTACCAGATGATGCAATTACATCAAATGCTGTGCCTACTTCAAATGTTGTTCCATCAAAAGTAAATGCACTGTCATCAATTAGTTCTCCATCAGTACCTGCTACTACGATACGATTTGTTGTTAAGTCGCTTACCTTTGCACTTGATAGTGTAGTTGCTCCTGCGTCAAGTGTTCCGCCAATTGTTGTATTGCCGTTTGCTACTATTACATCAAATGCTGTGCCTACTTCAAATGTTGTTCCATCGAACGTAAAGTCTGCGCTGTCTTCTAGTTCGCCTGCTGTGCCTGCTAGCACAACTCTGTTTGCTGTTAAGTCTTCAACTTTTGCTGTTGCTAGTGTTGCCGCAGTGTTAACATCAAGTGTACCTGTTACTGTTGTGTCACCTGTTACTGTTAGCAAGTTACTTGAGAAAGTAAGGTTTGAACTATCTTCAAGTTCGCCGCTTGTTCCTGCTAATACAACACGTCCTGCTGTTAAGTCTTCAACATTTAAGCTTGCTGTTGTTGCTTGACCGTCAATGTCAACTGAGCTAGCAAATGTTGCTGCTTGTGCAACGTTTACAACTGGTGTTCCGCTTGTACTGTCAAAAGTTATAAAGTCAACAAGTCCACTTGCAATGCTTAATGCGTCTGCTTGGTTAGTTGGTATTTCAATATTATTTTCTGTGCTTAAACCATTGAATGTTAGTGAATCACTTAGGAATAGGTTTTGCCAAGCTTTAACACTAGTACCTAAGTCGTATGCTCCATTAATGTCTGGTGTAATGTCTGTAGAAATTTCACCGTTAAAGATAATGTTGTCTGTTGTGCTATCACCAATTGTAATAGTTCCACGTAGTACAATATTTCCTTCAACATCAACATTGCCGCCAACATACAAGTCTTGTGCTATTCCAGCTCCGCCTGCTACTGTTAAAGCACCTGTTGTTGAACTAGTTGAGTTTGTTGTGTTTAGTAAGCTAGTTGCACCCGATACATCAAGTGTTCCCAGTGATACAACGTTACCTGTAGCACCATCAACTGTAAATACATCAACCGGAGTTGGGCTAGTTGAATCTTGCATTGTAAAGTCTGAACTATCAGTTAATACTAGGTCACCAAGTGATTCTAGAGCCACTGGACTATCAAGGAAAATCTGACCAGTTCCGTTTGCACTAAGACGTAAGTCTCCATCAGTATCAGTTGCGCTAATTGTATTTCCATCAATGCTTACGTTGTCAACAGTTGCGGCACCAGTAACATTAAATGTGGTTCCGTCAAAAGTAAAGTTAGCATCGTCTTCTAGTTCACCACTAGCGCCTGCAATAACAATTCTGTTTTCTGTTAAGTCGCTTACTGCCGCACTTCCTAGAACTGCGTTTGTTGCGTTTAGTGTTGATGTAGTTGAGTTATAAGTTAGTCCTGTGTGATCTGTTAGGTCGCTTGTTGATCCTGCAAATACAACACGTCCTGCACTTAGATTTTGTACTGTTGCGGTTGCACCTGTAATTGCGCCTGCGAATGTAGCAACACCCGAAGTAGTAACTGTTGCATTACCTGCGCCAACGTTTAGTGTTGCGCCATCAAAAGTAAGGTCTGCACTGTCTTCTAGTTCTCCGCTAGTTCCTGCTGTAACAATTCTTGTTGCAGTTAAGTCTTCAACGCTTGCTGTTGCTAGTACAGTTGCACCGTCAACGTGTAGTGTACCATTGACTTGAGTTGCGTCTGTTATTGCATCGCCAAGTGTTACTGTGCCATCAACTGTTAGTGATCCTGTTACATCTGCGTTACCGCCTACGTTTAGATTTTCAGCAACGCCAACGCCGCCGTCAACTACTACTGCACCTGTTGTTGAATCTGTTGAAGTTGTTGTGTCATTGAAGTTTGCAACACCAGTTACGTCTAGTGTACCAAGCAATGATGAATTGTTTGTTACTTCTAAGTCTGTGTCTAGATACAAGCTGTTAAATTGTGCGTCACCTGTTGAACCGCTTACTGCATTACTTGTAATTGTTGCGTTTGGAATATATGTAAATCTGTTTGCACTTCTGTCCCAACCAAAGTAACCGCTTAGTGTTGTTGATCCTGATAGGCTTACTGTACCTGTGCCAACAAAAGCTTTGCTAGTTGTACCTGCACTAATGCCTAGGTCTGTTAATACTGTACCTGCACTTGTTGCAATAGTTAAGTCAACACCATCTGATCTAAGTACAAGGTTGTCACTTTCTACGCTAGCTGTAATACCTGTGATTGCCGCTGTTGTAATATCTGTTACAAGAGTTTCTAAGTCTGTACCAGTTAGTGTTACTGTTGTTCCGTTAATAACAAATGCGTCTGTAGCTGTTAGTGTTGGATTGCTTTCAGTGCCAGTTACTCTACAGCCTTCGTTAGCTGTAAATGTTGTACCTGCTAGATTATTTTCTGCACCGTAAATTGTAAAGTCTGTAGTACCTGCTGTTGAAATAACATACGCTGTTCCGTCTACCATTGCTGTAGCGGCTGATGTTGTTGCTCCAGTGTCATAATAAAGATAACTAATACCACGATCAAAGGCATCTGCGCTTACCAAGTCGTCGTCTGGCGAATCACCAGCTAGTGTTATAATAGGATCTGTTAGTGAAGTGTTAGTAACATCAACTGAGAATGTTGAACCTTCAACTACAACGTCTGCGTCTAGAACAATTTGTCCTGTTGAACTTGAAAGTGTGTCACCTGCAATAGTAATGTTATCAAATGTTGCACCACCGCTTGAACCAGTGCCGCCAACTGCTAGACCGTTAACTGTAAGTGTTGCTGTAGTTGGATCCCACATAAAATTACTATCAGATAAAGCTTGTCCGTTAGCTCCAGCGTACATTACTCCGCTTGTTGTTAGGCTTGAAACAAATACGTCTTGTACGTATAGTTCGTGCCACTCTAATGAGCTACTACCTAGGTTGTAAGTTACGCTAGTGTTAGGAGTAAATTCACTTCCAACTCTTGCATTAACTACTAGATTGTCAGTAATTGCATTACCGATTGTTGTGTTACCTTCAATGAGTTGATCGCCAGTAAGCGTCGAATCTCCAGTAACGTGTATTCCTTGTTTAAAAAATGTTTTGTTCATTGCGCAGGATCCTTGTATGTTGTAACTATTTATCACTTAGTGTTCAACAAATTATTGGATGTTCTGTCAAGTCAAGAAAAAAGGGCAAGTTGCCTTGCCCTTTAATATTAATAACGTTATACGTTAAACTTAAACTTATAGGAAGCTTAGGTTTGCAGTTGTTACGTCGATTTTGCTTAGGTAGTCAGCAGCGTTACCAAGCGATGAAGCTTGATTGCTTAGCTCAACATAACCGTAACGAGTCATAAAGCTCACTACTGGTTCGAATGTTGTTGGGTCTAGTACTGTACCTGAGCTCATTAGCGGGATGTATGGGCAATAGAATGCTGCCGCATCTGCTTCTGAAGTACCTTTGTAACCTACTAGTACGTTGTCATTTGCAGCATACTGGTTTACGTAGATTTTCATTGTGTTGTTTAGAGTACCAACAAATTTAGTGTTAGTTGGTGCTTCAAATGGACCTTCAGTTGTACGTGCAAACGCTGATGTTGTTGCGCTTTGTAGAACTGTTAGTACACTTGGGCTAACAACTGCCCAGTTACCTGCGCCACGACGTGTGCGTGTAGCAATGTCGTTAGCTGATTTGTTGATTAGAACTGCAAGAGCTGCGTGCTCGTCACCAACAAAAGTAGCTGTACCGCTTACTGAGTTTTGGTCGAAAGTTGATGCCGCTGTACCTGCTAGAGTGTGCAATGAACCGATAACTTCTTGATCGATTTCTGCAGTGATCTCTTGTGCAAGTGCTGCCATGATTTCTGCTTCAACGTCTAGGCCGTGCTGGCTGTTAGCGTCTTGAGCTGCTTCAAATGTCCAACGTGCTGATAGTTTACGTGTTTTAGCTTCAACAGTTTGCTTAAGAACTTGGATGCTTAGTTTTTTACCAGCATTTGCTTCTAGTGCGCTTGTGTTTTCTGCTTTGTTTGATGTTGCGTTACCTGAGTAACCAGTTGCGATTGCAAATGGGCTTAGAGCTTCGTCACCAGCTGTTGCTGAGTCAAAAGTTTCTGCATAACGTACACGTAGTGTGTGGATTTGGCCTACTGGGCCAGTCATTGGCTGAACGCCAACTAGTTCGTTTGCAATAACAGTTGGCATTACACGACGGATAACTGGTAGAATCACTTTGTTTAGTGATGCTACGTTACCTGCTGCTGTTGTGCCTGCTAGTGCTGATTCGTTTAGAGCAACTTTAGTGTTTTCTAGAACAGTGTCCATAACGGCTTTTTTGTTTCCGTTAAGACCATCTGTTAAAGCTTCTTTAGTTGCATTCCAGTTTTCAAATAGGTTTGCCATAATAAGTCTCCTTAGCCAAGTCCGGCTAGTTTTTTTAGATTGATAATTTCGGCGGCACCGTCAACTTGTGTTGTTTGTGCTTCGAACTTGTCTCCTGTAGATTCAACAAGTTTTGCCTTAGTTGAAGCTTTAGCAGGCATTGATTCTTCCGATAGTACTACCGGTAGATACTTACTAAAAGCATTCTTTAGTTGATCAGTTTTTACTGACTCTAATAGTGAATGCATTACTTCGCGCTTTTCTTTTGCAAGTGGTGCCATCATTTCTGACATAACAGCTTTACGTTCTGAGATATCCTGTTGGATTTTTGCAGTACGTTTCGCTTCCATTATGGCGGCATTGCCTTTTGCGATGTGGTCTTTACTTTCTGCTAGTTCAAGGTTTAAACCTTCAATCTGCTTCGAAAGTGTAGCTACTTGTGTTCCTTCTGCAAGCGTACTTGTCATAAATTCTGCAGCAAAAGTTTCAAAGATTTTACGTCCAAAGTCGTTTTCCTTAGCGGTTTGGATATCTTCTTTTAGTGAAGATAATTCGCTAGTGATAACGCTTTCTAGTAAGCTTTCAATTTTTGCAGCTGATTTTGTAACAAAGTTTGTACGTGCTTCAGCAATCACTTTTTTGCCTTCTTGTACCATTTTGACTTTTTGTTCAGCTAGTGAACGCTTGTCATCATGGAATTCGTTAAGTTCTTTAGTTAGCTGTTCTAGTACAAAACCTTCTAGCTTTCCAAAGTTCTCTTTCTGTGCTTCACGATCCTCTCTGAGTTCAGTGATTTCTTTTTTCAAAGCAGCGTTAACGAATTCTTCCAGCATAGTTGCTTGTTCAGCGATTGCATTTTTCAATGCAACACGCTCTTCAGCTAGCTTTGCTCTATCTTGTGCGAACTCGTTTAGTTCTGATTTGATTACATCTTGAAGCATTGCGTCCATTGCTTCGACGATCTGAGTTTTGTCATTTTCATAACGGCCTGCAAATTCCTCACGGAGTTCTGCAGTAAGCTCTTCACGAACGATTGCAACTTTAGCGTCCCACGCTTCGTTGATGCTGTCTTTCACTTCTTCAGACAAAACCTCAGAGCCGAGAATTGTTTCTATATTTTTCATTAACTCTCTCCTAGGTTCTTGATGAAGTTGATCACCTCTTGTTGGAGGTACTTTTGCGCAGTAGCGTCATGATTAACACTAGCCGCGACATCCCAAATGCTAGTACTGCGTTTGTTGTTCATTATTTGCTCGTACAGTGGATCTGGAAACGCATCTGGTGCGCTTGGGTTTGCAACAATATCAACTGTTACAATATCAAATCCTTGTACGTTGCCGTTGTGGTCTACGTTGCCGCTTCCACGTGAACTAACGCCTAGCTTGACACCTGATTCAATCAGTGTCTTACATATGTTACCCATCGGTGTTGGCAAAAGTTTAAGTTTGCCAATTCCGTCGTTGCCACCCATTTCGATGTCAACAATCATGTGACTCACACGATCTAAATTAATATTTAAATCGTCTGGGTGATCTGCTTCACCTAGCACTGTATATCCTGAACTGATTTTTTCTTTTAAAGATTTCACAGCGTTAGCAATTTCGCTAACTGGATAAACACGCTGATTCTGGTTTTTCTTGTCACCCTGAATAAAGATACCCTTCATATACAGATCCTTGCCACCTTTACCATCGTCGATGGCTTCGCTAACAAGTCCTGCTGTACTAGGGTTAATAACTTCTCTCAGTGGTGTATACATATGCTATTACGCCTTTACTGAACGCATCTCTGCGCCGTCTTGTGGTTTAGTAACTTTTAGCTCGTCTGCTTTTTCAGCTTTAACTTCGCCTTCTTCGTCACCTGCAAACTCAACTGGTTCACCTTCTGGCTCTACCATATCAGTTGCTTTACCTTCAATTGTGCTGTCTGTGCTGTCAGCTTTTTCTGATTCGTCAGCTTTTGCTTCCTTACCAAAGTCCATACCTTCTTCTAAAGTTTCTTCAGCTTCATCAACTGCTTCTACTTCTTCCATTGGCATTTCCATTGCTTCTTCTTCAGCTTCTTCTGCGTCTGCTTCTGCTTCAACTGCGTCTTCTGCAGCGTCTAGTAGTTCAGCAAATGATGCTTTCAATTCAGCTAAGCTATCTTCAACGTTTACAAATGCGTCTTCAACTTCTTCTTCAGCTTCAGCTTTTTCTTCAGCTTCTTCTTCAGCTTCCATTTCTTCGTGATCAGCTTCGAACTCTTCGTCCGCATCTGAATGCATTTCGTCAGCTAAGTCAGCTTCTGCACTTTCGATTTCATCTTCGTCAGCAGTTGCTTCGTCTTCATCTTCGCTGTACATTTCTTCAGCTTCGATTTCGTCTTCACTTGCTTCGATATCTTTAATAAAATCTTCTTCTTGATCGCCAGCGTCGATTTCTTCTTCGATGGCTTCTTCTACTGTTACGTCTTCGTTGATCACTTCGCTATAAATGCGGCGTGATGTCTCAACAAAAATGTTGTGTAGCAGTTCTGTTGCTTGCTCTGATTCTTCATTGATCATAAGCTCAAGAACTTGCTCTAGTTTACTCTTCATATCCATGTTAATCTCCTCAATGAAATGACACCATGGTCTAGTGTTACAAAGTCAAATATATTTACCAACCAAAGCATCTTACCCGGAATAAAGGTGCAAAAAACGCAAAAACGGCTGTTTTAATGGCTGCACCTTTGTGATAAGTATTGCTTTTTATTCTGCACCGCCGTAAACATCCTTTAGACTCTTCATACGCTCAGCGTTTTCTAAGTTTTCAAGATTACGCATTTTGCGTAGTTTATTTAAGTGACGTAGTGTAATACGAGGGCGTCTAGTGTGTTCAATCTCAACACGTGATACATTGTCTTCACTAGCTTCGTAATACTCAAATAATTCAGTGGCTTTCATATTCGATCCTTTGTTTATTCTTCAGTGTCTGCATCGCCGAAGTCGATATCGCTAACGTCTTCTGCTTCTGCGTCGGCATCTGCTTCTGCACCTAGATCGTCTAGGTCATCAAAGCCGCCCATAGTAGATGCTTTCACGCCAATGCGATCTGCACCT